TCGAAAACCACATTAAAGCGGATAAGCTGGTTGAATTTAAACCTGAATTATCTGTTAAACAATATCGTTGTTTGACTGAAGAAGAAATTGAATTGGTAGATCAATTTCTGATTATTAAAGAAGGATCTCCAAGCATGAAAATAGTGCTACCAGCTGAAGCAAAAAAGAAAGGCTTAGATCAATAGTTTAAAAATTAAGCACTGGCGATTGCTAACCGAACGCTAATAGCCATAGGCTAGGACAACTAGGCCACAATGACTGATCCTCATGCCAGTGCGACTTGTTTTATCGCAGCCTCCTCTGCAACCACTCAAGGCTCTCGAAAGGGAGCCTCTTTTTGGAAAAATATGATGCCTGAATTACTAGAACCTGAATGTAAAAAACTATTTCATAGAAGGGTTAGTGAGTTAACTCCTATTTCAAATGGTTTTATTGTCACAAATAAGGATGAACAAAGATATTATGATGAACAATGGGATGCAGTTTTATCCCAAGTAAGCATAGTTTATAAACAAATTCATGCCGAAAAATTGGAAAATTTCACTCTTGAAATAGCGGTGTATAAATGAAACCGATGTTAGCCTCTGATGCTGATTTAAAGAAAATAAGCTTCCCTTGTTTGGTTCAACCTAAAATCGACGGGGTTCGTGCGCTTTATCTAAATGACCAGTTAACAGGTAGAAGCCTTAAACCACATAAAAACAAACATTTAGCTAAAACCTTTAACCACATACAATTTAAAGGATTTGATGGTGAAATGACAGCTATGTCTGACCCTGCTCATCCTGATTTATGCAGAACTACAAGTTCGGCATTAGGTACTTATGAGGGTGAACCGTATCTGAAATGGTGGTTGTTTGACTACATCAATTCCCATACTAAAATCCTACCATATAAAGTTCGATTGGAGTTATTAAGAGAACAACTTGATGAATATTTTGAAATATGGCCTGATTTAAGGAACTTTATCCAAATTGTTGATACGTTTTATTGTGCTACAATGGATGATTTGCTTAGTTTTGAGGAAGATTTTCTTGATCTTGGTTATGAAGGATTAATTATTCGTGACCCGGAAGGACGTTATAAGGAAGGACGTTCAACAATTAGGGAAGGCGGCTTACTTCGTCTAAAACGATTTATTGATGCTGAAGCTGTAGTAGAAGAACTTACGGAGGGTGAAACTAATCTTAACGAAAAGCAAACAAACGAACTGGGTAAATCCTTTCGTACAAGCCACCAAAGTAATAAGGTGACTAATGGCATGATCGGCAATTTATTGTGCCGTGTGCATAAGGACATTTTCGATATTCAGGGCAATTTGCTATTTAAAGCCGGTTACAAAATTGTGGTAAGTCCTGGTTCAATGGATCATCAAAAGAGAACTAACTATTGGGAAAACCAAAACTTAATAATAGGCAAAGTTATCAAGTTTAAATTCTTTCCTAAGGGTATTAAAGATCAGCCAAGGTTTCCAACTTACCTTTCGATTCGTGAGGATAGCGATTTATGAAACTTCATGATAGAATAGTTTGGGTTTGTATTGATACAGGTGACGGTGATATACTAGGTGTGTACTTGAATCATGATAGCGCAAAACAGTGTGCAAAGGATTTAGAAAATTGTTACAATATTCATGTCATTGAATCGCAACTTATCGGAACAGAATTTAATTATGAACATCCCAAGCGGCTTTAGTGTAGAAGAAATTTTTAAATATTGTGTTATTCCTGACGAGGTTAGGACAGCATTACAACCTATTTTTGATAGGGCTTCCGAACAGGAAGAGGAAATTCGTTCACTTATCAAGCATATTGAAGTTATAGAGGAACAACTTCATTTCAGGGATGATTTTATTCGTTCAACACAGGCAAGATGTGAAAGTGCAACAAGATGTAAAGAATTAGTCAAAGCTATTTTGACTGAATTAGATGATAGTTATATTGAACTATAGGAAATAAAATGGGAATATTACAAGGTATAACCGCAGGAGCATCCACAACAGGATTGCGCATGTGTATTGCCGGTCAAGAAAAAATCGGTAAAACAACGCTATCATGCGGAGCACCTGGAACACTATTAGTACCAATGGAAATTGGATACGCCGGTGTGCAAGTTGCAAAAGTTCCATTGATACAAAATTACGAAAGCATGTTACAATTGTTAGGTGAAATAATGCAATTAGCAACAACAGGACAATTTCCATATAAAAGTTTAGTTTTTGATTCTGTTACTGCTTTAGAACGATTACTTCACGATTATGTTATTCGTTTGGATCCATCGAGTAAACATGGAGCTAATAAATCGGTGACAATGACTTCCGCTCATGGGGGTTATGGTAAAGCCTACGATATGTCTAATACCATATTTGAGGAACTACTGAAACAACTGGATTTATTAGCTGTTCATGTTGGCGTTAACATTATTTTTACTGGACACGTTTTTAGTTCAAGAGTAAGCGATCCTACTGTCGGTGAATATGATTCATGGGAAATACTATTACATTCCCCAAAGAATCAAAAAACTTACGGCAAACGGGAAATATTTACTCAATGGTTGGATGTAATTGGTTTTTTGTATGAGCCACTATATCTGATTGAAGATACTAAAACGGGTGCAAATAGGGGAATAACTCAAAATAAAGGTAGAGTTATGGCTGTATCCAGAACACCTGCTTATTTAGCCGGTAATCGTTTTGGATTAATAGGCGAACTTCCTATACCAGCACCTCCGAATAATGGTTGGAATTCGTTTGCTCAGGCATTGCATACGGCTTCCGGGATTGATGCTTATACAAGATAAATGTAATGTGGTTATCGTTTTACAGGTGACGTATCCACTATTTTTTAAACCTGCTATAATAGGAAATAACAATGGCCGCATTAGATTTTAACGTAAGAGATGAAGAACCCTCAACTGGCGAAATGGGACCACTCCCAGCCGGTTGGTATAATGCTATGTACACTTCGGATGAAGTTACACCGAATAAAGCCGGTAACGGTGCAATCCTTAAATCGCTTTTCACTATCGTAAGTGGAACTTATAAGGGCAGAACAATTCGTGCCAATTATAACTTCCGTAATGCCAGCGAACAGGCTCAAAGAATTGCAAGAGCAGAATTGAGTGCATTGGGCGCAGCTGTAAACTGTGCAAACGGAAGCGACACAAATTTGTTTAAAAACATCCCATTGAAAGTGAAATTGAAAATCTCACCTTTCACTAACCAAGCTGGCGAAACAAAATATTCAAACGATATTATTGCATATCGGAATATTAACGAACAGATTGAAACTGTTGAAGTTGAAACGGAAGTCGTACTTCCTGTTATCAATGAACAGGTTCCTGTAGCGGCGGCATCTCCTAATGTGGCAGCGCCGGCGTTTTTTGTTGCTCCTCAAACTGCTCCTGTCGCGGTAGCTGCACCGATTCCTTTTGTTGCACCAGCTGCTCTTGTTACTGCACCTGTAGCACCAATACAGGCAGCACCGATACCTCCTGCTATTTTAGGCCAAGCTCCTGTACAAGCTTGGCAAGCACCGGCTCCTGCACCCGTAGCACCAGTGGTAGTTCCTGCTAACCCAATCGTACCACCACAACCAACGGCGGAACAAATTGCGGCATGGCAAGCCTCCCAAGCTGCACAAGTAGCGGCTCCCGTAGCACCGGCTCCTGTTGTTGAAGCGGCTCCTGTCCTACCGTTTGATCCTACGCAACCACCAGCGTGGATGACTGCTAAAGCGTAAGTTTAACCTCCCTGTTATGAGCAGGGAGTATCAATCTAGCCACTGGCCTAATTCTTATTAGCGTGTTTATTATTAGTAGAACCTTTTAATATATTTTTAAGTAGACGAAATTAACGTTCGATTCGTTACAGTGGCTAGTTTAATACTCACAAAGGAATAAACATGGCAAATTTAGATTATTATACTGAGAATAAAAATGTTCGATTAGCCACAAAAACACTTGCCTTGATTGAGCAGAAAATTAATGCAGATCAAGGATCAAAATTTAGAGAAAATCTTGGTAAAGTTATTTCACATATAGGGGACGCATATGATCCAGATAATACCCCATTTAGATCACATATGGGCGCATCACTTATTGGAGGGGAATGTAGTAGGGCGATATGGTATACTTTTAGATGGTTTACTAGACCCAATCATGATGCCCGTCTACTACGGTTATTTAATCGTGGTCATCTTGAGGAAGCTCGGTTTATCGCAATACTTCTAACGATAGGTTGTGAGGTATATCAACAAGATGCAAATGGTAAGCAATTTAGGATTAGCCATAGTAACGGGCATTTTGGAGGTAGCTCTGATGGTATTGTATTGAATATACCGGATGCACCAAACCAATACGTTCTGGCTGAATTTAAAACGCATGGTGAAAAATCTTTTACTGCATTAGAAAAAGATGGTGTTGCTGTAGTTAAGCCAGAACACGTTGTTCAGATGAATATTTATATGGAAAAGATGAAAATTCCATTAGGCTTGTATATGGCTGTAAATAAAAATACAGATAAAATTCATGCCGAATTAATAGTAGCTGAAAAGGAGATTGCTGAATCACATCTTGAGTTAGCTGATTACTTAGTTTATCTTGAGGAGCCACCTAAAAAATTAAATGAATCTGCTGGCTATTACAAGTGTCGGTTTTGTGACCACAGACCAGTTTGTCATTTAAAAGCGCAACCTGATTCTAATTGTAGGACTTGTGCATTTTCAAAACCAATGGATAATGCTGAATGGCTTTGCACGTTTACTGGAGAAATTTTAGCTAAGGAGACTCAATTAGTAGGCTGTAATAAATATAGTAGGATAGCATAATGGAAACTAATCAAGAAGTTTATGAACTTGTAATGAAAAGAGATCGTAATAAAATGGCTGAAATTTTTATGTCATATAGAAATTACAGAAAATTACGTGCCGATGATAAATTCTCACAGTATATAGGTTATGATTTGAATAATATTACCTTTATGGGGATACGCTTATGGCCTGTATTGGGCGATAACTTTAAAACGAGAATTATTCAATAATGATTCAACCTAGACCATATCAAATTGAAGCAAACAACTCCATTTTTGGATACTTTGAAAATGGAGGTACAGGAAACCCTATATTGGCTATTCCAACAGGTTGTGGAAAATCGGTTAATATTTCAATGTTTCTTATGACAGCCTTTTATAGATATCCACATCAAAAGGCTTTAGTATTAACTCATGTTAAGGAACTTATCGTTCAAAATTTTAAAGAGTTAGTTGGAATGTGGCCGCAAGCTCCAGCTGGCATTAATTCAGCCGGTTTAAACCAGCGGGACTTTAACAATAAAATTATTTTTGCCGGTATAGCATCAATACATAAAAGCTGGGAAAAATTAGGTAGAGTTGATCTTATCATTGTGGATGAGTGCCATTTACTATCGCCTAATGATGAAACGATGTATCAAACCTTTATTAAAAATCTGTTAGTCGTAAACCCTTATCTAAAAATTATAGGTTTTACAGCTACACCATATAGATCAGGTCAAGGCTTATTAACTGATGGGGGTATTTTTACTGACTTTTGTTATGATATTACTGGAATGAATGCTATCAATAGGCTTATAGCGGAAGGCTATATGTCACCTTTAATCCCTAAGCAAACTAATTTAATATTGGATACCAGTAATGTTAAAATGGGTGCGGATGGCGACTATGCTAAAGGTCAATTGCAAATTGCTGTTGATAGATATGAAATAACTTTGGAAGCCTTAAAGGAAGCAATTAACTTAGGGCATGATAGAAAACACTGGCTGATATTTGGTACAGGAATTGAACATTGTGACCACATTGTGGAAATCCTTACTGACTTAGGCATTACCGCATGTTCCGTACATTCAAAAATTGGTAGTCGTGAGCGCGATCAAAATATTGAAGATTTTAAAACAGGTAAAATCCGTGCAATCGTAAATAATAATGTATTGACTACGGGATTTAATTTTAAGCCGATTGACTTGATTATAGTTTTAAGACCGACGACTTCAGTTAATTTGTGGGTACAATTATTGGGAAGGGGAACTCGGCCTAGTCCTGAAACTGGTAAAGAGAATTGTTTGGTACTTGACTTTGCCGGTAATACCAGACGATTGGGACCGATTAATGACCCTGTTATACCAAGGAAAAAGGGGACTAAGGCCGGTACTGCACCAGTCAAGCTATGTAATGCCTGTAACTGTTATAATCATGCCAGCGCGAGATTTTGTGCCTATTGTGATGCAGAATTCACTATGACGGTTAAAATAAATGTTGAAGCTGGGACGGGTGAATTGATAAAAGGCGATTTACCAGTTATTGAGACTTTTAAAATAGATCATATAACTTATTCCAAGCATACTAAACTAGGTTCAAAACCAAGTTTAAAAGTTTCCTATTATAGTGGCTTACGATTATTTACAGAATATGTTTGCGTTGAGCATGTGGGTTACGCTAAGAATAAAGCAAACCTTTGGTGGCAGGAACGAGCTGGAACTAAATCGCCCGATGCTATTTTAAATACAATGTATCTACTTGATTCATTGAGAAAACCCAGTCATGTCAGAGTATGGACAAATAAAAAATACCCAGAAATAATTGACTGTTTATTTACTGAAGTTGAAATACCATCTGAAATAGTGGAGGAAAAACCCAGATATGTTAGCTTTAAAGAACCTGTAAAGGAAGTAATCGAAGAAGTAATTGATGATTATGATGATTCAATCCCATTTGGGACATCAGGGGGAATGTTGTTTGATAACAATGAGTTCCCTTTTTAAAAAATAAATTAAACAACACTTGCAACCAAGTTTAAAATGTGTATAATGGGATGTGTTGTAAAAATAAAGCAAAACCACCACACCAACCCTAACTAAGGAATTTAAAATGACTGAACAAGAAATGCAAGAACAAGCCAACGAACAATCAATTTTGGATGATGTTTCAGCACCACAAGTTGTTGATTTGGAAACCCCTGAAGTCGATGACGCTGCTGCAAAAAAAGAAGCAGAAAAAGCCGACAAAGCTCTGAAAGCACAGCAAGCTAAGGAAGCTAAGGCTGTTGCTAAAGCTGCAAAGGATGCGGAAAAAGCTGCTGCTAAGGCTGCTGCACAAAAAATTAAGGATGATGCTAAGGCCGCTAAAGAAGCTGAAAAAACTGCTCCTAAAGTTAAAGAGCCTAAAGTAATTTTGCCGACTCAAAACGGTGTAAGACTACGGGCTGTCGGAACTTCTGGTAATGCAATTTGGGGTTTGATTAATGAAATCTCAGCAACCAAGGGTGAATTGTGCAAAATTTCCGAAGTCGTTGAATTGGCGGTCGCTCGCACCTATCTTAATAAGTTAGGTCAAGTCACCAATATTAACGAAGGAAACATTTCACCTGAATTTGCGGCATACAAAAAGTACCACGGCTTAGTAGCATAAGTCAAAAATCATAAAATCTAACGAATGGTAAGGGGTTAGAAATAACCCCTTATTAATTTGTTCTCCTGTACTACCGAATAACAGGACTTAAAATGTCAAACATTCAAAAACCAGAACATGTAATAAGTTTCCCCATTTTAGAAGTACACTCAATTTTCAAAACAATCCAAGGTGAAGGACCTTTTACAGGAACTCCTTGCGTATTCATAAGGTTAGCCGGTTGTAATCTTCAATGCCCAAACTGCGATACGGATTATACCTCTAACAGATCATGCCTAAGCGTTGTAAATATACTCAATTCTGTAATTAAATTAGCAACCTCCGGTTTGGTTGTTATAACAGGTGGAGAACCTTTCCGTCAACAAATTAAATTTTTAATAAGCTTTTTAATTGCTGAGGGTTTCTATGTACAAGTTGAAACTAACGGAACTATTGAGCCTCCTGAAGAATTTACATATAGCCTAATTCCTTATTATAGGAAAGGTTGCTATATTGTTTGTTCACCAAAAACCCCAATTATTAAGGATCGCTATAACCACATTTCATGTGCATTTAAATATGTGATGAACGCTGATTCATTCAGTAACGATGGATTACCGTTTAGTGTTTTAGGTGTACCGTTACGGGACAAGGTTGCAAGACCTAGCAAAGCCTATAAAGGCCAAATTTATCTTCAACCTGAAGATTCAAAAAATGAAGTTGAAAATATGCTAAATGTAGAAGCATGTGTACATTCATGTTTTAGAAACGGTTATATTCTCAACTTACAAATTCACAAAATTATTGGAGTAGAATAATGTCTAAAGCATTAGTGGTATTGTCCGGTGGGCAAGATTCAACAACCTGTTTGTTTGTTGCAAAACAGAAGCATGATGAGATTCACGCCATAAGTTTTGATTATGGTCAGAATCATGTCATCGAGTTACAGGCAGCTATGCGAGTTGCAGAAATGGCTAAGGTTAAAAGCCACGAATTAATTGACGTTCGCCACACTTTAAAATCCACTTCGCCTTTAACCAATAATGGCGATAAATTGGAACAGTATGAAAATGCTAAACAAATGGCGGACATCATTGGTAACAGAGTTGAAAAAACTTTCGTACCAATGCGCAATCTTTTGTTTCTAACTATCGCTGTTAATCGTGCAGTTGAACTTGGATGTAAGGATATCTATGTGGGTATTTGTCAAGAAGATAATGCTAATTATCCTGATTGTACAGAGAGCTTTAAGCTTATATTTGAGGATACGGCTAACGTTGCGTTAGGAATAAGCCCATTTGCACACCACGAAAAAATCAATATCATAGCACCGTTAATGTGGTTATCGAAAGCAGAAACAGTGCTGCTGGCTCGTTCAATGCCTGAGTGTTGGGCAGCGTTAGCCTATACTCACACAAGCTACGATGGCAAATATCCACCCACAGATATGAACCATGCTAACGTGCTACGGGCTGATGGTTTTGCTAAAGCTGGTTTACCTGATCCCTTAGTGCTTAGGGCATTTTCAGAGGGTTTAATGGTTTGTCCTGATACTGACAATTACAGCGATGAAATATGTTAAGGAATTCCCTTATCGGGGAAAACAACGTAAATCATATTGGATTGGCAAACCCTCAAAAGCTGACAAAAGTATTCCACAGGGAGGTGAATACTTACTCAGTAAAGACAAATGGGGTGAATTAGAATCTATTCAAGGATGTGACCCTGACGTCCTTTACAGCCCTGTTATGATTAAAGCATTTAATGGGATTGTTTCATCTCATACAATGGGTAGAAAAATTGCTTTATTTGGCTTATGTACAGCTACAAGGCCGTACAGTATGTCCCGTAAATGGAAGCAATATATCACTGATTTTGAAGAATACGCCGATTTAATAATATGCTCAAACGGGGGTATAATACCCATTGAGTTTGAATCACAGTATCCTTACTTGAATTACGATGCTCATGGACAAAGTAAGTATGATAAGATTTATATTGAGAAAGGTATTGAACGCTTAAAACTATTTCTACAGACTCATAATTATGAATATTGCCTGTTTAACTTTAGGCATAATATGAGGAACTATAAAATAGTTGAAACTGTTGGCTTCTGGGCAAAACAAAAAGGATATATCCGTGATTATAGGATAATGCCCACAAAACAACAATACGAACAAAGTCGAAAGGAGGGTTTTGTAGAAAAGGGTTTTAAAATGTACCCTGAACTCTGGCCGACAATGTATAACCCAGTATTAGAACAATTACAGGAATGGACAAATGCTTAAACATCAAGTAAAAAGATACCATGACATAAGTTGTGGTCATAGAGTGGTAGGGCATGAAGGGAAATGTAGGTATCTTCACGGACATAATTATCGTGTACACTTTGTTTGCGAAGCTGACAGCCACATGCAGTTAGATTCAATCGGTCGCGTTATTGATTTTGGTGAAGTTAAAAGTCGCCTATGTATGTGGTTAGAATTCAATTGGGATCATAAGTTCCTGGTTTGGGATGATGATCCAATGTTTAAAGTTCTTGAGTTACCTCAAGGAAACCCACATTCAAACGAACGGAATACCTATCATGAATTCCATGAATCACTTGTTTTTGTACCGTTTAATCCTACTGCTGAAAATATGGCACAATATCTGGTTGAATGGGTAGGTCCCGAACAGCTAAAGGGTACAGGAATCAAGCTAGTTTCCGTTACTATTGAGGAAACAAGAAAATGCTCAGTAACTTACGGAGAATAAAATGTCCTATTATGAAGATATAAACGACATTGAAAGGGCAACCACACTTTTATTGAAAGCTGTTGGTGAAAATACAGAACGAAATGGCTTAGTTGAAACTCCTTATCGAGTTGCTAAAGCTTGGAAGGAATGGACATCGGGGTATCAACAAAATGCTTCCGAAATTTTAAAAGTATTTGATGACGGGGCTGAAAATTATGATCAGATGGTTACAGTTAAAGACATTCCTTTTTATTCTCATTGTGAACATCATCTTGCTCCGTTTTTTGGAACATGCACCATTAGTTATATCCCTGATGGTCGTATTGTTGGTTTATCTAAGTTGTCGCGTATTGTTCAAATGTACGCCAAACGTTTGCAAGTACAGGAAAGATTAACCTCACAAATTGCGGATTGTTTAGCGGAACATTTACAACCTTTAGGTGTTGGGGTTAGCATTAGTGCAAGGCATCTTTGCATGGAATCAAGAGGAACTTGTCAGCAAGGACACCATACAGTAACCACATCATTAAAAGGCGTTATTTTGAATGATAGTTCGGCTAGACGTGAATTTTTAGATCAAATAAAATGATTAAAATCTACAACGCAGCCGTCTACACTAACCAGTACTGTCGAGGACAAAACAAGTTTAATGAACTGGAAGACCACGAAAAGCTAAAAATTTATAATGCTTCCCGTGGTCCTGTATTGGAGTCATATCACTATGTTAATAAGCAGAAATTTGTTGATGAAATGCGTGCTGATAATGCTAAAATATTTCTTGACTCAGGAGCATTCTCGGCATGGAGTTTGGGTGTCAATATACCTATACCTGAATATTGTCGATATGTAAATGAAAATATGGATATTATTGCTAAGGATGGTGATACTTACCTTATTGCAGGAATGGACGGTATTGGTGATCCTGAATTAACTTGGCAAAACTTAAACCTTATGTGGAAACATGGGGTTAAAGGAGTGCCTTGTTTTCACTTAGCCGAAGATGAAAGATATCTTGAATGGTACATAAAGCACTATGAATATATTTCCTTAGGTGGAACTGTAGGTGCAAGTTTAGTTAAGGTTAGAAATTGGCTTGATAGAGTGTGGTCAAAGTATCTAGTTGACGGTAGCGGTAGGCCAAGAATAAAGGTTCATGGTTTTGGTATAACTTCAGATAAAATGATTGAGCGATACCCTTGGCACTCCGTGGATTCCTCATTATGGATTCAAGCTGCATCATTTGGTATGATCGTAACCGAACAATTTAGAAACATAACAGTTTCAACTAATTCACCACAAAAACATGTCCAAGGAAACCATCTTGCTAATATGACTTATGAGGAACAATTAGTCATAGCAAAAATTATTCACGATGCAGGATTCAACTACGATAGATTAAGTACAGTTTACCAAAGCAGGGTAGCTTTTAATTTATGGTCAATGGGTGAGATTATGAAAACCCATAATGCTAAAGGGTGCAATATGGATTTCATGAAAGTACAGGAACTATTCTAATGTTAAATACGCTTAAATTTGTTTCAGGTGCAATATCAAAGAAAAACCTAGTTCCTTATATGTCACACTTTTGTATCCAAAATGGTACAATACGTTCATATAATGGAATGATTTCATTATGTAGCCCGATACCTATTGATTTAGACTGTCATCCTAAAGCTGATCTAATGGTTAAGGCTATTGCAAATTGCGATTCAACCATTGCTTTATCCATAACTAATGCAGGGCGTTTAAAGGTTCAAAGTGGAAAATTTAAAGCTTTTATTGAGTGTTTGAGCGAAGTAACACCCGACATTCAACCTGAAGGAGAATTCACCACTATTGATGGTAAATTATTAATCGAAGCATTGACTAACCTTTACAAATTTATAGGGGACGATGCTAGTCGTCCTTGGTCAAGTGGCGTGTTATTGAGCAATGGTAGTGCCTATGCAACCAATAACGTTTGCATAATTGAGCATTGGTTAGGGTTTGCTCCTAAAGTACCTATAAATATTCCTAAACAAGCTATTCGTGAAATATTAAGGATAGGTGAAACACCAGAAACAATTCAAATGGCTGAACGTTCTATAACCTTGCACTATTCGGATGGTCGATGGATTAAAAGTCAATTGCTTGAAACGTGTTGGCCTGATATTGGTAAAATTTTGAACGTTGAATGTAATCCTTCAGCTATTAACAATGAAATATTTGATGGTTTGGAAGTATTAAAACCGTTTGTCGATAACTTAGGTTCAATTCATATTAGTCCAGGATTACTGGCTACTTCAACTGATTTAGATACGTCAGCTAACTATGAAGTTAAGGATTTAAATTTTGATGGTATATTCAATATTGAAATGCTAAACTTATTGAAAGGTACGGTAACCACAATTGACTGGGGAATTTCACCCTGTTTATTTTTTGGTGACAGGTTAAGAGGGGCTATAATAGGAATGAGACGATGAGTGAGCTAAAATGCGATGTATGTGGAGCAACCTTTACATTTGTATATGGCACTGATGGAATGGCTATTGGGCATATTCCAAATACTCAATTAACATATAATGATATACCTGCTATGGTTCATTTTCAACATATTCTTATTTATCCTAATAAACGTCTAACAACAAAGGAATTATATCAATCAATGAAATTAAAACAACCAGCATACGCAAAAATGCACAAACATTATGGGAAAATAAATGAAGGAAAATTTACATCTCTTTATTAAATGTTTTATTTGTTGGTTTTATGGGTTTAAAACCAAAACTGGAGGTGAAAACTATTTAAGAATTCAAGGTAATAAAGAAAATAAAAAATATTATTTAGGTTCACAAAGAAATCCTAGGGAAAATAATGGCTCGTAACGATCAAACAGGTTTATTCTGGGATGACTATGTTCCCCCAAAAATAAAAAAGGAGGCTATTAAGCGAATACCCCCTATCCCTGTATGGCTTGAGGATGATTACCTTCCTGGATTAGAGGAAGCCTTAGACTTTAAGGTTGATCTATTTACAAATGATACCTTGTATCAAGCCTTCCTAAATAAAGAACAATTAGTATTTGATATTGAGTGCTACGAAAACTATTTCCTAATTGCTTTTATGTCAGTAACTTCTGGCAAAGTAATTTATTGGGAAATGGCTTATGATGAAAAGTTACAGCTTGATTCCCTAAATTGGTTGATAACTAATTTTACGATTATAGGATTCAATAGTCGTAACTACGATATTCCAATGCTTAGTTTAGCAGTTTCAAATAAAAGCTGCAAAATCCTAAAACAAGCCACAAATGATATAATCAATTTTGGTTTACGCGAAAATGAAGTTCTACAAAACTATAAATGCAGAAAACTAAAGAACGTTGACCACATAGATATTATTGAAGTTTGCCCATTATCAGCAAATCTAAAACTTTATAGCGGTCGTTTACATTGTCATAAAATGCAGGATTTACCCTTTCACCCTGACAAAGTTTTAAGCCCTGAACAAATAGCTATTACTAGATTCTACTGCGTTAACGACTTAAAGGATACAGTTTTACTTTACACCAATTTAAAGACTGAATTTGATTTGCGTGTTGAGCTAACCAAAACTTATGGGACTGATTTACGATCAAAATCTGATGCTCAAATAGCTGAAGCTGTTATCGGTGGGGACTTACGCAAACACGGTGCAGGGAAGATAGTTAAGCCAGTTATCGCACCAGGAACCTTATACTGGTATAAAAAGCCTGATTTTATTCATTTTCAATCTGAATTAATGCAATGGGTTTCAACCTTAATTCAATCAACTCCTTTCTTTACTTCAGAAGGGGGCAAGATATTATTACCTGAAATAATTGAAAAAACACCGATTAAATTAGGAAATAGTGTTTATACTATCGGCATTGGTGGATTACACAGTACTGAAAAATGTATAGCTTATCATTCCAATAAAAACTTTACGTTAAAGGATGTTGACGTTGAGTCATTTTATCCTCGTATTATTTTAAATTTACGTTTATTCCCTAATCAATTAGGTCGTGGTTTTTTAAATGTTTATAATGGAATAGTAGTCAAGCGGTTAGCAGCTAAAAAAGCTGGTAATAAAAAAGTATCTGATTCACTTAAGATTGTTATTAATGGTTCATTCGGAAAGTTCGGTTCTCAATACTCAATTTTATATTCACCTGACTTAGTTATTCAAACCACTATTACAGGTCAGTTAAGCCTATTAATGCTCATTGAACGCTTAGAATTAGCCGGTATTAAGGTGATTAGTGCCAATACTGATGGTGTGGTTAGCTATGTGGCTAAACATCAAGACGCAGCATTTGAGCAAATTGTAAAAGATTGGGAAGCCGAAACAAATTTCAAAATGGAGGAAACTGTTTATAGTGCTTTATATAGCAGGGATATTAATAACTATATCGCTATCAAAACCGATGGTAAAGTTAAGCATAAGGGAGCGTATTCAAACCATTGGAATGATAATAGTTCGTTTAGATTCCATAAAAACCCTACTAATTTAATCTGTATTGATGCGGTAACTGAATTTTTAACAAAAGGTATCCCTGTTGACCACACTATTAACAGATCAAACGATATTACTAAATTCATTACTGTAAGAACGGTTGCTGGTGGTGGTGTTAAGGTTTGGTCTGATGGTTCAACTCATTACCTAGGAAAAGCTATTCGCTGGTACTATGCAGAAGGTATGGAGGGTGAAATAGTTTATGCAAAATCAGGTAATAAAGTGCCAAGGTCGGACGGTGCTAAACCTCTGATGGAGTTGCCTAGTACTTGCCCTACTGATATAAACCGGCAATGGTACATTGATGAATGTTCTAAGATATTAACTGAGATAGGTTATAAATAATAACATTTGTAACTTAGGTCATTGTGTGTATAATATTAAGTGTAAATTGATTAAGGGATTTTATGAAACGTATTAAAAATTGGTTACAACGTAGAAGATTTAATAAAATGCTTGAATTGTGTATTGAATTTAACCGTCAACCTGTTACGATTGTTCAAATTGCAGGAACTGATTATATCAAACATAATGATGGTAGTTACCGGCGTATAGGTGGAAACCGTACAAAACTTGATATTAACTAAGGAAAATAATGACTGAGCAAAAAAGTAATATTCGACAATTCAAAGTTATAACTAATGCGGAAGTACCTGATGATACTGATGAGGTCAATATACCTAATCAGGTTCTTACAAATGCAATGGATGAACTAACAATGTGCTTAGTTATCGGTCGTCACGTTGACGGTTCTCATTATTGTTCAGGTAGTACAGATGATAAAGGTGCATTGTTACTTCTAATTAAAACGTTTGAAACTAATTTATTGATGGGGACTTTCGACTAATGAAAGAATTAACGATTGCCGAACAAGAAAGGCTTATCGAGTTTGCTAAGTTTTTTAAGTCATATAATCCAGAATACCGTATGGCTGACGGTATGAAAGCTCAATTTTTAAAATTAAGAACTGAGGTTGAGAAAATTATTGATAAGGTATATCACGTTGAATAGATATATCGTTAATTTTAAGGATGGTGAAACCAAAAAGGTTCATAGTCAATACTCATTTGGATATTGTGAGGACAGTGCAGTATTCAGACTTTTACGAAAGTTCAATCATGCAAATATATACATATATTCCTGTACCTTGGATGTAGCCAATGTCTATTAATATTAGAACTAAAGGTGCAAGTGCCGAACGGGAAATAGCTAATACCCTAAATGCTATCGTGCTAAAAATACTGAATGAAAAAGGAATTATGGATACAGATAATCACAATTATTTTGCGCAGCGTAATCAAAATCAGACAGCTGTCGGTGGTAATGATTTAATCAATACCTATGGATTTGGTATTGAAGTTAAGCGACAAGAGGCTTTAAGCATCAATACATGGTGGAAACAATGCGCTATTGCTGCATTTAAAAATAATGAAGTTCCTGTATTACTATTCAAACAAAGCCGTAAAAAATGGAGATGTATAATGCAAGGATTTATTGGCTTACCTAACAATCAATTTGGTTCATGTAGAATGGAAATTGATTTTGATACTTTTCTAGCTGCTTATGAAAGGCATGTTAGATTTCAACTTAGTCAATAATATGATTTTTATATGCTCATTTAACTATTATTTGGCTAAGGATTATGCTAGGTATGTTCTTAAATTGGATAG